CATGCCGATCTGCGCAAGTTTTTCTGGAAGCGCTTCTTCGGAAAGCTGTCGGTATTGTTCTCTGAGTTTGCGGAGCAGTTCCTCGGTGTTGCCGATTTCTCCGCCAATTCTAAGCAGTTGGTCAATGCTTTCGCTCAAGGATTTAAGTTGGGAGTCGTCTAGTTTAGTGACTTTGCGTTCGGCCGCCTTTTCAAAAAGGTCTACGATTGGTTCGTTCTTCATTCTATTTCCTCTGGTGTGCGACCAGAAAACCCCGCAGTCTTCTGGTCACTTTGTTTATACGGTTTCTATATAACCGTTAGTGTGATTTGTAAAACGATGGTAAACGAAACACGGACCAAAAGCAAATTTATTTTAAGACTTATAAAAAGCTTGACCTATAATATTAAGACAACTATACTTCCCATACAAATTAGGAGAAAGAACAATGAGCATAGAAGTTGAAGTACATTATTATGAAGTCGTAGAAGCCCTTGAGTTGTATTTAAAAGAAAACTACAAGATGGATGTAGATTTCGATATTTACTCCGAGGGCTGTATGTTAATGGATGGTATCGAGGTGGCGTACCATGAATTGGAACCTGTCTACAAAAAATACAAAAATGGGAGAGTGGTCAAAAGTGAATACGGGCATCCTATTATTGATCGTAAAAAATCTAAGAATGTAAAAAAATACATTTCTTTTGATGAAGGTTCCTCGTTTACTTTTCACGTCAAAAATACACAAGGGTATTGATATGAGTAATGACTTTCAAAAAGCTTTTGCAGAAAACAAGTATTTCAGCGAAGCGCACCAAGAACTGGAGGAGTTTATATTGAGCTTTGATCTTCCGGTGTTCACAACGTATCACTTGGATGAACTGCTTCGATTTCAGCAGCAGTTGGGTGCGTACCACGAAAGATACGGTCGGCGTTTGACTGCACAGGAAGAATCTTGGTTAAAGGAATACGATGCCATTCATCCCAGAGAGATTGTTGGATACGACGATGTGGAAGAGGAGGCAGAGGAATGAACATCTTTTACTTTGACAGTTGTCCAATACAATCAGCCCAAGCACAGCCTGATAAGATGTTGGTCAAGATGCCCCTTGAAACGGCTCAAATGTTGTGCACCGCGCACCGAGAGTTGGACGGCGATGAATACGCAGACGAGGTGGGCCTTTACAAGAAAGCTTATCTAAATCACCCTTGCACGATTTGGACCAGAGCAACGCATAGTAATTACAGGTGGTTGTATAAACACTTCTTGGCTTTGGGCGAAGAATATACTTTTCGTTATGGCAAAACACACAAAAGCGTGGACAAACTGTTTACTGCTTTGGCACAACTTCCAGGAAACATGCCTTTAAATGCCATGACTCCCATTGCACAGGCCATGCCGGATCAATACAAAGACAAAGATCCAGTCAAGGCGTACAGAAACTACTGCATCAATGAAAAAACCTATGCTAAATGGGAAAAAGGCAGAGAAAAACCGGAGTGGTGGACATGAACTTTGAAGAATACCCTTTTAAAACAACGCCTTACGAGCACCAAATAAAAAGCTTACAGCGATCCGTGCACCGCCAAGAGTATGCGTACTTTTTGGAAATGGGTTTGGGCAAGTCCAAAGTGTTGTTGGACAATGCTGCAATACTTTTTGATGAGGGCAAGATCGATGCGTTGGTGGTGATTACGCCGAAAGGAAACTTGAGGAACTGGGACAAGTTGGAGATTCCGAGACACTTGCCGGACCACATTGAACGCAGAGTGTTGGTGTGGCAACCCAATCACACGAAACAGTGGCGAGAAAAGTACGATGAAATGGTCAAGGACGACTCACACGGTGTGTTGAACATATTGACTGTGAACGTGGAAGCGTTTTCCACGAAGAAAGGCTGTTTGTTTGTGGAGAATTTTCTCAATGTTCATCATGCGATGATGGCGGTCGATGAAAGCACTTTAATAAAAAATCCCAAAGCACAGCGGACCAAGAACTTATTGAAGTTGTCTACCTTGCCACGATACAAAAGAATTCTGACGGGTTTTCCTGTGACCAAGGCACCGTTGGATCTCTTCTCACAGTGCGCTTTTCTCAGTCCCAACCTTCTGGGGTACAGTAGTTATTATGCGTTTCGCGCGAGGTATGCTGTGATTAAACAGCGACAACTGGGGCGCGGACGAAGTTTTCAAGAAATCGTAGACTTTCAACGTTTGGACGAATTGCAAGGCGCACTCAGTGATTTTTCTGTGCGCTACACCAAAGACGAGTGCCTGGATTTGCCGGAGAAAGTGTACATGAGGCGCGAGGTAGAGCTCACCGACGAACAGAAGCAGGCTTATCATACAATGAAGAAGGAAGCTCTGATGATTGTTGAGAACAGTTTGTTCAGTACGCAAAGTGTGTTGACGCAGTTGATGCGATTGCAGCAAGTGGTTGCAGGCAGTTTACGAGACGCGGACGGCAATACGGTGGTGCTCAAGAACAATCGGGTCAAAGAAGTGCTTTCTTTGTTGGAGGAAACGCGAGGCAAGGTGATTCTTTTTGCTGTGTTTCAGACCGACATCGAGGCGTTGCAAAAAGCGATTGCTGAAAAGTTTGGTGAGGACAGTGTTGCGACTTATTACGGGCCAACGAGTGCCAGTGACAGAGAGAAGACGTTGGATCGCTTTCAAGACGAGGACGACTCTCTACGCTTCTTTGTTTCCAATCCACATACCGGGGGCCGGGGACTGACATTGACCGCGGCAAACACCATGATTTTCTATTCAAACAGTTATGATTTGGAATTGAGGCTACAAGCCGAGGACCGGATTCATCGGATCGGTCAGACGAACCGATGTACGTATGTCGATCTTGTTGCACCGGGGACCGTGGATGAAAAGATTTTGGATTCTTTGCGAAAAAAGGTGAAGATAAGTAATGAAGTATTGGGTGAGGTAAAAGAATGGCTAGTTTAATCAACAACTTAGTTGAGCAAATGCTCGAAAAAATTAACACCGGCAAAAGCACCGTACGAGAGTATGGCGACGTTTATGTGGACGAGGACACAAAACTGGTGGTGGTGTCAAAAGAAGACGTGGACGACTTGTTGGAGACGCTGGAGTGGTTTAGAACCGCTTTGCAATCGTTTCCAAGCGGGAACAACAATGAAAGCGGGTAGTCTGGTTGGTGTTGTTGTCATTGTTTTTGGGGCTGTTTTTCTGGACCTAGCGACACTGGTTTTTAAAGGAGACCTTTATCTATTGTTTTTGCTTGGGTATTTCAACAACTGGTTTTCTTTGAATGTTTTGTTCGCCGGATTGCAGGCAATCATCAGTCTTGCTTTGGTTGTGCTAGGGGTTAAAATAGTACAATGGCAAAGATAAGAAGCATTGTGGGTATTGGACCAAAAAAATTGTCTGACTGGGCGGAGTTTTTAGAAGATTCCGGTGAGGCCATGTTGGTTGCAGACGGATTTGAAGAAGCCTTTGTGGGTGTTTCAAACGAATGGGGTCCACCTCGAGCCGTTTACAGCTACGATCACTGCGTTCAGGTGCTTACACGAGACATGAGCCTTGAAGATGCGGTCGAACACATGGAGTTTAATGTCGTGGGAGCCTATGTTGGAGAACAAACACCCATTTTTGTGAGGGAATATGTCTGATGACATGGTAAATCACCCGCCTCATTATAAAAAAGGTGGAGTGGAAGTGATCGATGTCATTGAAGCGGGGATCGGGGACCAGGGATTCATTGGATACTTGCTCGGAAACATAATGAAATATCTTCTGAGGTTTCCACACAAAGGCAAACCCATCGAGGATCTAAAGAAGGCCCGGTGGTATTTGGACCGACTGATACTCGTGGTTTCAAAACAACAAGACCAGTGAAATGTTATATGGACGAATGTTCGTCTAATACATATCTAATATAATACTGGAAACCCTATATACCCTACTTTTCATCAAAACATTATATCTTAGATGGATTTTTGAGTTTTTCAGAGAAAAAGACTATCACGTGCAACGAACAAATTCCGTCTAACACGGAGTAATTTGCTCCAAATATAAGCCCTATAGGGGTTTCAATGTTATATGGGCCGTCTAAGGTTCATCTAATAATCTAAGGAAAAAAGGGTGTTTTTGCGCATTTGCCATAGTAAAAAAAGCAAATTTTTATGAGACAGGACTTATGGTCTAACATTTTTGCCCTTGATTTATAAGGAGTTTAGCGTATGCGATGGCTCTTATGGGGTTTACTATGGCTCTTTTATTGCTAAACTTCGGGTATGGAAAACGGTTCTGGCAACCCTACAGGGAAAAACAGTAAGCACCTCACAGACAAACAAAAAAGGTTTGCAAGAGAGTTTGTTTACAACGATGGAACAAAAACCAAAACAGAATGTGCGATAGATGCAGGCTATGGCAAATCAAGCGCACACGTACGAGCCTCAGAACTTACCAACCCAAGAAAGTTTCCTTTGGTTGTTCGATACATACAAGAACTACAAAGCGAAGTGCAGCAAAAGTTTGATGTCACTTTTGACAGACACATCAGAAAACTTGCTGAGATTCGAGACCAAGCCATTGATAAAGGTAATTTGACCGCCGCTGTTTCTGCCGAAGTGCAAAGAGGCCGTGCCGCTGGAATTTACGTTGAGAGAAAAGAGATCCGCACAGGTACGCTCGAATCTTTGTCAGAAAAACAAATAAAACAGAAAATAGACGCTTTACTTGCAGACTACCAACCTTTGCTCGAAGCCGAAGAAGCTGAGTTTGAGGAAGTTTAGTGGTTTTGTACACAGAACAGCAACTCGAAGACTGCTATAAAATATACTGCAAGGAACAAAGTTTGAACGACATGTCTTTTATGTCTTTAATTGATTTTAGAAAAATGTTTGAAAAGATGATGGAACGCCTTTACAGTGCTTAATCCCCTGGAAGTCTCCAAGTCCACTTTTCAAAATCTTCTTGTCGCCAACCTCTGTTGACCAATTCCACCGTTATTGCGCTCGTCAGTTCAGCGTGAACTCTAGCCTCTTTCTTTAGTTCGTTGTGCAACCTTAAAATTTCAACATCAGACATTTCTGATAAAGAATCTTGCTTTACTTTAGCTATCATAACCATAAAACTTTCTTGCTCCGTTGGGTTTTTTGTTCCATTCTTTTTCCGAGACACGTTTTCCCTCATAAAAATAGGTCTTGGTCCACGTTCCTTCTTCCACCACTCGTTCTTTCGTTTTCTTAACAGAAGTGTCTGCCTCAATGAGTTCCTGCACGAAGGCTTGGACAATCTCGGTCAACTCTTTTCGAGTCAGCAGTTTTTTGTGTGTCGTGCCTGTATATTTTTGGGCAAGGTCCAAACGCTCGTCCTTGGTAAGGTCTATAGGAATATTGGTTCTCATTGGCTCGTACCAATTTTCTTGTAGTATTTTTCTAATAACCAATCATGGTTTTTTCTGTAATATCGAAACAGGTTCTTGTATTCTTCTTGCCCGTGTTCTCGTCTTTCCCTACAGTTTCTATCAAACATTCTAAAAACAAACACCCTAAAGCCGTTCGTTAAAACATTCTTTCGTTCTTGTTTTGATACAGGAAACAACTTCAATTGCTCCCACTCGTTCTTACGCCATATTTTTGTCATGCGTCCTCCTTTCTTTTTTGTAGATCGCTTTCGCTCTCTGGATTAATAAACTATTGACTTGCGGGCTCGCTGTTTCTTTTGGATTCCAAAACTTTGTTTGGCCCGTCTTTTGATCTATCTCAAACCGTATGTTGCCACGTCCGAAACCAAGATAAACCACTCCCCCATTGTCTGAGGTAAAATTAACCTTTGCACCATTACTCATCGGTTGCCTCCGTTTTTGTAAATAAGTTTCCGTCCACTTTTATAAACAAACGAATCCACTCAGTTCCATCTGTTTCTCTCCACCCATCTTGATTCAGATAAGTAGGATATATCGCACAATACATAGTGCCTTTTCGATAGTTTCCTGTGTCTGCACCAGTTTCGTCATAGCACTCAACATCAAAATATTTTCCGTCAATCTCTATTTCT